TGTGTTCTAAAATATTTTTTTGTAAACTTGCCATTGCTGCAGGATTATTTTGTGTTTGATTTAGTCTCATAAAGTTTAAATGCGCATCGATGTGAGCTTTGTGGTCTTGTCCTGGAAATGCTTGGTATGGTTTTGTACTCATTGCCATAATATGTTCTAATGCTGGGTCCATTGGCATTGGTGGTGCCGGTGGTGGTAAGATTGCATTTACATTTTTCACACCCAGCGCATCATACATAGATCTATATGCTTGATATAAATTATGTATACGAGGATTCGATTGCGCCAGTTGTAATTGAGATTGAGCTAAAGATATCCTTTGCGTCTGTGAGAAGATGTTTGGATCTGCTACAGGTAATATATCTACTCTATCATCAAAGTCTTGAACCTTAATTTCTCTTGATGCACCTGGTACATCGTAAGGATAAACTGGTGGTAAGTAAGTTTTAAATACTTCTGCTAATAATTTAAATTCTTGTTTTAATCCAACATACAATCTTTTATGTATCGCTGACATTACCCGCGATCCACGCTCCAATAACGCAACTGTTGTTCCAACTGCAGCGGCTTGGTTCATATCACCCACTTGTGCATCTGCGATGCTCGCGAATCGTTGGCCCGCTGATACAACTACTCCCATCAATTGAAGTAAAGTTGCATCAGGACCTTTGAAGGGTAGAGTCATAAACTGATCTCTGATGTTTCCACCAGGAGCGTCTACGTCTCTAAACTCACCAGGTTGTAAAGGTTGAGCGTCATCTCTGACTCTGATACCTCTAGATTTAAAACCAGCTGGTAAGTTAGCTAAAGTTCCTGCATCCAACAACTGTCTTAGAGCTGCTGTTGCAGTTCTAGTTAATCCACCAATCATATGGATTAAACCAAAACCATAAAATCCTGTGCCAGGTAAAAATTTAAATTGTACAAAGTAATTTATTTTTTTCTTTAACGGATCCATTGCTCTGTAGTTTCTTCTAATCGATAAAACTTTATTACCTGCTTGAGCAACTGTAACTACATATGGAAGTTTAATTCCTGTAGGCTCGCCGTCTTCACCCATATCTTCATAACCTTCTAAATCTAAATTAGTATGAACTTCGTAAAGTGTGTATTGATCTTCTTGACCATCTTTAGCAATTCCTTCTAGTTCTAATTTTTTATCTTGTAATTGATTTTCAGTTACAGGTGGATTGCCTAATTCTACATCTCTGTAAAATCCTGCAACCTGTTGTTTCTTTAATTCGTTTTCTGAAATTTTTATAACGTGTACCACTGCATCTGCATCGTCTAATGAGTTTGCAGAATAAGGTACAATCAAATCTTCCGCTGGTACAAATTTTGAAACAGCTCTACCTAAAAGATCGTCGTAGTAGACTTTCTTAAAGGTAGAACCACTTAGAGGGAGATAGAAAAGCATTTGATCAAACTCTGGTTCGTATTCTTTCATCTGATCCATAATTTGATAATTCATAAAATCTTTTACACGTTTTGCCTGTTCTTCTTTTGGAACAGTCACGTCACCCATTATCTGTGTTCTAACAGGTCCATCACTTGGTAATAATTCTTTGTAAGCTTGTGCTTGAAACTGTGTAACCGCTTCAGCAAGTACAGGATGGTTTACACCTGATGCACCTCTGAAAGGTTCTGTTCGTCTCTCGTATTTAAATCCTAAAAGTTCTAAACCGTTTCTATATGTGTCTTCCCAATCTCCACGCGATTCTTTGTACTCGTTGTATTGGTCAACCATTTTAGAACCTAGTGGCTCTAAAATTTCATCACCTAAAAATTCTGCAAGGTTTGCAAAGTGATCTTCAGTTCCTTCGGGGCTCGCGGCTTTGGGGTCAAAAGAAACTTCTGCACCACCTTCTTCTGTCATTTCGATTTCAACAGGTCCACCTTTTTCTTGAATCTCTTGAACGTTTTCTTTGATTGCTTCTTGAATCTCTACTTCGCCTGGAAGTTCTACAGTTGTTTTTGTATTCGGTAACGGTTTATCTATTTCAGCCATTTGTCTAATCTATCCTCTTTTTTTAAATGTTTCAATTACTTCCTCTAGCAATACACTACTAGTAGGTTTTTCGTCTTCTTTTAATGGTTCTGGATTTGCAGCAGCCCATTCTAATAATTCTGCTTGCGAAACTCTTTGATCGTTTTCAGTATTTACAAAAGCGCCGATGTCTGGATTGTATTTTATATTCATTATTTTTTCTCCGCGAACATTGAAGCGAGGCCGCCTTCTGAATATCCTGTTCTTCCTCTACCAGTTCTATTACTTACTGGACCGCCATCAGAACCAATACCAAATCCTCCTCCAAAATCAAAAGATTGATTACCTCCACTGTCTCGTCCATAATCAGTTCGTCCGTGTATATTAGGATTATAATCTTGTCGTCCTTGTTTTTGAATTGCTGCTAAAGCTGCGGCTTTGTCTTTTGCTGCAGCCGCCGCTGCTAATTCGTTTTGTATTCTTTGTGCTTCTTGTCTTTGTTTTTCTGCAGCTTTAATTTGTGAATCTAATCTATTTTTAGCAGCGAGTTGATCTTTTCTAAAATTAAATTTAGTTCTCATCATATTAGTCATTTTATTTGCAAGCTCTGCATTTTTTCCTGTAAACAGTCCTGTCTCTTCATCAAACTCTACACCATATTTATCTGCTAATCTTCCTGTTAAACTTTCTCTTAAACTAGCAAAATCTTCTCCAACTGCTTCTGCATAATTACCAAAACCAGATCTAACATTTAAACCAAATGGATCTTTTTGTAGTCCAGATGTATTTTCACCAAATACTGTCGGACCTGTATAACCTGACATTGCTTGAGTGAATACTTGATCTCCTAAAGACATATCAAAATATTTATCTGGTAATGCTTTACCAATAATATTTCCAACTGTAGGAATGCCTGCTAATCTTCTTTGATCTACTTGACCAGTTCTAATCATTTCACCAATATCTCTTTGTCCGCCACCTGTAAATTTATTAAAAAATTCTGTAGCTTTATTTGGATTAGTTAATCTATTTTGTCTGTTCTGTGTTTGTGTTTTGTAATCAGAAACTAAAGACTCAACTCCTAAAGGTCCTACAGGGGCACTACCCATCGTATTCATAGATTGATTAATAATTCCTGTAACTTGTTCTGGTTGTGTTGGTGTAGATGCATCAGGTATTTCATAACCTGCTGCAGTGATTGCATTTCTAATTTCATCGTCAGTAAAATATCCTGCAGCACTCATACTGTTATAAATATTTAATGCAGGACCAGTAAGTGAACCACCTAAATTAAAACCTACTCTTCCACCATCCGCTCTTCTGTTTCTAAAAAACTTTTTATAATCAAACTTTGGTTTGCTGACTTCTTCAACACCACCTTCGTCATAACGTTCATCAATATCATATTCAATATCTTGTTTCTCTTTTCCTTCACCTGACAATCCTAACTTTTCAGAAATATCAATCATCGTCTGACGTTTGTTAGATCCACCTGTCTTACCAGCTTGTTTCATTAATTCTGCTTTTTCTTCTTTGGATAAATCTTGTGCTTCTTCATCAGTCATCTCGTCTAAATCTTCTAAAGATATTTTTTCTTTGTTCATAAAGACTTGACCAATACCGATGCTTGGTACAATCGTAGATAAAATTTTCATCGACTCTTCTGGATTCGCTTCGATGTAATCGTTTACCATATCTGCAGCTTTTGCCATTCCTAATGTGGCAACTGAAATGCCAACGGCTTTTGCAAATGGGATAACTAAAGGTGCTGCTAAAATCATAATTAGTAATAAGTTCTTTCAACTTGAGGAAGTGAATCCTCTTGGTAATCTTCTGGATGCGCCACGAACCCTCCTTGTCTAAAACGCATTATCGCTTGTGTTGTACTGTCCACCAAATCATCGTGATCTCCATATGGAAATGATGCACATTCTTCAATTACCTCTTCTGCAAACTTCTCTTCAGGGGCCCAAATAATTCCAGACTCAAAAAGCGGTGCTACAGCGTTAACTCTAGCGTGTTTGTCTTGTCCTTTACTAGGAGTGTAATTTATAACAGGAATCCCCATTTTTCTCAACTCATAAGTTAATGGTAGACCAGATGCCTTTCCTTCAATAATCACTGTCTCAGGATTCCAATATCGATACTGTTCCCACGCTTCTTTTTTAAGTTCTGGAAATTCCAATCGTTCTTTAAGCGCGTCTAATAATATTAAATTTGCAGGACTATCTTCATTTGGATAGAAAACACCCCACGTTGTAATAGCAGAATAGTCAGCAGATTCTTTTTTTAAAAATGCAGTATCATAGGATTGTATGACGTGTTGCAAAGGTGGGATGTAGCCTTTATCCCAAACTTTCCACCACTCCCGTTTGATTAAAGATCCTTCTTCTGCTGTAGGATTTTGCATCCACTGCGCGTTCCATTTACCAATATTCAAACTGGCTTTAACAGATTCTAGTTCATCTAGTTTCCAATATTGTGGCCACACAGGTTTACCTGATGGCATTATCGCTGGAAACTCAACCACGTGCCACTTATCTGATTTTAATTCTTTTTGATTCTTTAACAGCATTCCTGTTAAGTCTTTCATATTCCATCTTGTCATAACAACAACGATTGCTCCACCTGGTTGCAAACGTTGACGTGGTCCTGATGTATACCACTCGTAAGCTCTCTCCAAAGCTTGGACGTTTAATGCATCTTGCTCTGAGTGTGGGTCATCGATAATTAGTAGATCCGCTCCACGTCCCGTTATCGCCGATCCCACACCCGCTGCATAGTACTCACCTCCTTGCTCGGTTTCCCATTTACCCGCGGCCTGTGAGTCCTCTCTGAGTCTTGTTTTAAATATTTGTTGGTACTCAGGGGAATCAATTAACGTTTTGGCTTTTCGTCCAAAGCGGATCGCGAGTTCTGTTGTGTGGGTCGTTTGTATAATTTTTAAATCGGGTTTACGTCCTACCATCCAAGAGGGTAAGAGGTAAGACGCAAATTCTGATTTGGTATGCCTTGGCGGCATATTAATAATTAATCGTTTTATCTCACCGGTCGCGAGCTTGTTAAATTTATCTGCAATCTCTTTGTGATGTTTGCCTTCAATGAATTCAGGCCAGACGTGTTTAACAAAGGATAGAAAATCGTCGTTAACTTTAGTTTGTTTTTTCTTCTCGGATAATTTGATTGCGTATTTTAAGAATTGTTTTTTGGCGTCAGGTGGTAACTTATCAATGACTTCTTGTTTCATAAAAATTTTTGCAGAATTTTTTTCACTTCTGTTTTGTACCAGTTTTTGTTTTTTTAGGGGTACCCCCTCTATAATATTGCCATTTTCTAATTTAAGCAAGTATAAGTCTAAATCTTACACTATAGGTATATCTGTACAGTTTGTCAGCCAGAGGGGTGGTGGGGGTCTGTTTGTTTTTGTATTTTGGATTTGTGTCGGGACCCCTATAGGCCGAAGGCCGGGTGGGTGGGCCCGTAGGTCACGAGCAGTGTTGCAATTATGCAACACAAGATGTTGTGTGTGTGGTAAAAATACAACACAAGATATAGTAGTGATAAAAATGCAACACACAATATCTAGTAGCGAATCGCGGGACGTGACACAAGATGTAGTTATGCAATTTCGGAATGTAGTAAATATACAACAGTGTTCATTATGGGTTTTTATGGGAATAATTTCTTTACCTTTATAAGGGCAAGTGATAAGGTTCAATTAATGTTAAACAACAAAGAAAGAAGAAATAATATGACAATCGGACAGAAAATAAAAAAAGCTAAAAACATTTTTGCTTGGGTTTTAATTTACGCTCCAGATGATGGAGAATATATTAAAGTAAGTAAAAAACATTTAAGACAAATTATAATGAATAGTAAATGTGGTTTGTCTGAAGATGTATTTAGATTAGATGATGATGGAGATTTATATGTCAACTAATCTTATCGTATCAAAAAAGAATGTTTATGGGGTGGAGCGTGTCTACCCCATTTGCAAAAAGGCGAAACTGTTCGCCAATATATCTGGAAACAAAACCCTACTTCCAGAAGTTATCGAGATGATAAAAGAGTTGGGGTATAATCTAACTACAGAAAGTGAGAAGATATGATAGTAGTGCAACCAGGAACGCGAATAGCGGACGAAGTGTTGGAGAGTGGTTTCACTCTTCAACAAGAGTTATTACTTCAAGCATTAAAGAGAGAAGTAACAACAGGAATGCTAATGACTAATCCTAGATATACAGGTTTCACGTCATTTGCAAAAGCGGTGTTAAATTTTTTAAATGATAAAAAAGCACCAAAAACAAAAAAGAACCTTTATAACTATTTAGTTAAAAAAGGTATTTACGATAAACTTAGTTGGGGGAAAAAATGAGGAACAGCTATAAAGGATATTGGTTCTACGTAGAATCAAACGTGGAGCGTAAGTGTTGGGAGTTAATTCTAGAAAAAAAATCAAAACTAGAATTAAATGGAATACACTTTGTTCAATTAAAAAATACGATGACATTGGGCGAGATCTATGAACTTGCTTTAGATGAAATCGATAAAAAAGTAGAAGAGGAGATGAAAAGATAATGCAAACACAAACAAAACAAAAAACGTGCGCCGAGTTAATCTCGGCGCAATACTCTGACCGAGTAAACCAATTCAGCGAGTTAGAAGACCAATGCTGTAATGAGACACTCGGCCACGAAAACTACGGCTATTGGTCAGAGCGTTTTAATGAAAGTATTTTGGCTTTTGATTTCGTTGAGGCCAATACTTTTGATAATCAACCAGACGGTTATTATCGACTTCAATTAAGTTGGGGTGGCCCAAGCGACGAGGTTAGGTACTACACCAAAGCCGAGCACGAACGATTCTATAAGATAACTTATTCTTATATGGATTGGTTTGACGGCGCTGAAATAGAAGTCTTTGATGATATCTGGCACAATATATTCAACGACTTTACCGACGTACAATAACAACCAACCCCGAGCCGATCAAATCGGCTCGGGGATTTTTTTATTTTTAAAAAAATCCTGGGGTGGGTGGGCCCGTAGGACACAAGCACAACTATAAGTTGTATGCGTCAATCTGTCCTATAGTATTATATGGGAATATATGGTATAAGGTTTTTATGTTTACTTTTAATAAATACCAAACCTTTCCGGAATGGCTTAAGGGTAGGCAGTCCCAAACCGCAGGGAAAGATGCGGACATACGCACAGGAGATATAATGTTATCACATTATACTAAGAATGGCACGCGTGTGGATCAAAAACATTTTGACAATGGTGACGGTAAGCCGTGGTCAAATAGTGAGATCGCTAGAGAAATTATTATGAATGCTCTTTACGATGCAGTTAGAAAGCATCAAGGTGAGTATAATAATATATATCTAGAGCACGTAGAGAATGACTGGGGAGAAGGTCGGGCAGTAGCTGTGAGAAAGAAAATGGTTCAGTACATCTGGAGAATTTTCGATAAGTATCACACTTCTAAGTTCGATATGTCTGGTCATCCAATTGTCACTGAGGTGTTCCACGTTCTAGAAAGAACCGGGGATATGCCTAAGAAATATAAATAAACATAAATGGCCCGGGCGAGAAATCGCCCGGGCTTTTTCTTTTTTAATCTCCAAATAAATTATAACAATTAACGAGCAAGCCTTCAAGCGATGGGGGGGTGGCGGGTGGGCCCGCGGGGCACGAGCTCTTTTTTATTTTTTTAGGGTGGGTGGGCCCGAAGGACACAAGCACAGGTTGTCTGCGTCAATTTGCCTGGGAATATGTGGGAATAATGCTTGACCTACTATATGTAGTATATGCAAGAATTACATACAACTTTTGAGGGAAGGTTTGCGGATCGCGGGGCGCGGTTAGTTCTTAATGCCTATTAATTTATTTTGAATTAATAACCAATCGTTGACCGCTAACGGTTTAACTTCTCTATGATCTAATAGTAGGCCTTCAATAGATTTACTTTCATAAAGTTTTATTGAGGAAGGGGCGCGGGGCGGGGCGTGTTCTAATAACAGAAAATTCCGTTTTGATTTTTGGGTATGAAATAAGATTTGATGCGGTGAAAATCTAACTTTATTTGTGGTTGTGTGTTTAAGTTCAACCATAAAAAAACCGCATAAATCATTATAACATAGTACATCTGGCACGCCAAAATTGACGGCGGTTTCAATTCTCGTATGCTGTATTAATGGGGTATTTTTTTTAAATTTTTGATATAATTTTTTTTCGGGTTTCACCGTACACTTGTATATACGGTGAAGCCCTATTTTGTCAAATTATGCGACTTGATTTGTTAATAAAAGCGCCTCTTCATTAAACGGGACAATATAATAATGGTCATTTTTGTCATTTTCTATGATTTGATACGCTTTTAATTTAGAGTTTGCGGTTTCAAGATTGTCAACTACTTCTTTTAAGTAATAATGCGGTTTGCAATCTTTTAACTGCCATTTATTTATAATTATATATTTCATATTAATTATATCCTTTATTTTCTAATTGAAGCGCCTTTGTTTTATTCCATACAATACCAACGCCCGATAATACCTTCTCTAATACGACGTTTAATTGCTCTGGAACCCCACACTCAAAAACTGAATTAATCGCGCTTTGTTTATATAATTTCAGCTCTTTTACTTTTTTGCCTTCTGGTGTTTTTTCGGCCTCTTTATGGGCTAGATGCGACGCCCAATCTCGCAATTGTTCTCTACAATCGGACGGTTGAATACCCTTGCCGTACCTATCGCGTGAGTAGTAATTATCACTATCGGATTTTTTAAACTTATAGTTTAAATTATCTTTAAGTTCTCTATTACCTATTTTACCAAAAAATGTCATAGCCTTGCGCTGTTTTATTTCTAATTGCTCGATTGCTTGCTCAAGTTCTTTTATAACAACGTCCGCTTTGATTTTTTTAGCAAGTTTTAATTCAGCGCTTTCAGTAAGATCAGCCACAATAGATTTAACGCTTAATTCCGCTTGCTCTATTAATGGGTCAATTTCATTATTGATACGCTTTTTTAAATGTTCCAACTGATATTTAGTCGGATATGTCGCTTTACTCATTTTTGCCTCGCTTTCTTTTTTTATTTTTAAGTATTGACATATTGAGTTTATACTATTATATGGGAATATATGTCAATAGAAAAAAGATTATTAAATAAAAAAGATTTCATTAAAATTATTGAAGAAAATAATATTAATGATGTTAGAGAAATTTTTAAATTAACCCATATTATAGATAATCAATACAAAAATTTTAATGGTTTTTGTTTTAGTTGTTTAAAACCATTAAGACCCGATTATCAAAAATATAAAAATTACTGTATGGATTGTTAAATGAAATTATATAAATCAAAAAAATTATTAAACATAGATAACAACCCAAAAACAATAAAGGGACAATCTAAAAAAATTATGACCGCAATATTGTATTTTGCGCCCGCGCGTGAAAGCGGTTTTAATGTTTGCCCGTTTGCGGATAATTGCGCCGATAATTGCATATATGACGCGGGGCGGGGTCAAATGAATTCAGTAAGACAAGGCCGTATCAATAAAACAAGATGGTATTTTTTAGAGCGCAATACATTTATGGCGCAATTACATAAAGAAATTAAAAGACATATTAACCGTTGTAAAATTAAAGGTTATAAACCCGCATTTAGAATTAACGGGATGAGTGATTTAAAGGTTGAAAATTGGGGCGTGATGCAACAATACCCAACGGCGCAATGGTATGATTACACCAAAAACCCGATACGTATGAAAAAAT